GCCAACATAGGTGCATTCTGCGGTTGAAATGTGTGTACATCAGCAATGACTGGCACATTTGTGTAACCAAATAACCTAGCAATGCCCCCCACACTTTGGGCGCCTATTTGAGTGGCGCGTGCAAAAGGGGCAAAGCGTGGTATTTTAGTTAAATAGCCAGCAACATTAGCCACAGCTGTAGCTACCGAGGAAACAGGTCCCTCAGTATACTCATCAGACTGCAGACTAAGTTTTGAAGTAGTACCCATCAATTCAACATCACTCATCCACGCAAAGGTTTGTACTGTAACCGAAGTTGAACCACCTGAAACTGCCACTGCCAAGGGAGCAAAAATAACATAGTTAATAGTGCCCATATTAGTTACATCTGTGTTAGATGTAATGTCTAACCAATTGGCGTGGTAGAAGAATGGTAGTTCCATCTGACCACCAGCATTGGCTGCTGGTGTAATAAATAAACCTGGTTGCTGTGAATAAGGGATCAAGAGTGGTACACTTGAGGTAGGATTAGTTCGAACCTTGTCACTCACTAATGTCAAAAGAGGTGAATAACAAGCTCGGAGTAAACCATATTGAAATGGAGTACCATTAACCACTACCTTAATGTGCAACTTTGCTCTCAAGAAAGCATAATTATCAAGTTTCTTCTTGATATTAGTGTTACTTAAGAACAATTGCCACGGTCGAATAAAAGTCTTAACACCAATCGTGTCAGACGTAGACCATGTGAAGGAATTTAGTAGTGTTGGTCGAGCAAAGAAATTCCCCAGTTGGAGATCTTCTGTATTGTCGACTTTTGCTACAGCATTCACTTCAGAACCTGCAAAAATAACTTCGCCCTCAGCATTATCAATGAATGACACTGTTTGAGAGGTAAGTTCTGAAGCATTTGAAGACAAACCACTGAATGGCTCATCTACAGTTTCCTCAGCTTGCAGTAGAAAACGAGATTTAATACTCTCGATATACGCACTCGTATGCGCACAAAGAGGTGGAGTTCTTTCGGTGACTCCATCAACACTTTCTTTGTTTTCTTTGGTTTTATTCTGTGACATATAATAATTAAATATGAACTGCCAAGTACACATCTAATCGGTTGAGACTTTTGTCTCCGACGCCTTCTTAAATCTCGCAATAAGATCGTCCCAACCTGGAAGAGTCGATTCTGAGACATACTTAGAATAGGGTTCCCTTTCTAAGATTTGCTTGAAGAACTTGTGATGTTCCTCAAAAACTGCGCGACCATAGTGGAAATACTCGTTGTTTGCCGCACTGATCACCGCCACCATTTGACAAAAATTATCGATTGTTTTTGACGGTGTCCACACTGTGAGAGAACGATGTATAGATGCTTCTTCAAGAGGGCAGGCATACATTCCTAACTCCTCTTCAAAACGCCATTTGCGCTTTAAAAAGGAACACTCATCAATGTGGATATAAGGTCGTGTTTCTGCGTCCTTATCAGCCATAGTGTATCCCACTCCAATTTCTCGGAGAGCTTCTTGTATAGCACCATGATAGAACCACGGAATGGCGTCACTGACACCCATTGTATTATCATCTCCATAAGTGATCAAGTGCACAAATTTCTTGAA